GTAGTATCAAAACTATATTCCATCTTTGAGTCCTAAATCAAAAACACATGAACATCGTAAAACACACCGCCACCGAGATAATGAGCATCGGTAAGGCGTTTGCGGAGTCCGGAATGTTTCCGGATATTAAATCCGCCGCTCAAGCAATTGTAAAAATTCAAGCAGGTGCAGAGTTGGGCATCGCACCATTTGCCGCAATGAGTGGTATCCACATTATTAGCGGTAAGCCTACCATTGGCGCAGGGTTAATGGCATCTATGGTTAAAGGATCGGGCAAGTATGATTACCGGATTGTAGAACAGAATGAAAAGATTTGTTCTATTGAATTTTTTGAGGGTACCGAATTACTTGGAGTATCCACCTTCACTATCGAAGATGCTAAAAAAGCCGGTACTAAAAACACCGACAAGTTCCCACGCAATATGCTATTTGCTAGGGCTATGAGTAACGGCGTAAAGTGGTATACTCCGGATGTGTTCGCAGGGCCGGTGTATGTACCGGAGGAAATGGACTTCCCTATTATACAGGAACCTATCAAACGCATTCTCACAGATGAGCAATTCCAGTCCGCTATTGTAAAAATTCAAGACGGCGAATGTATCAAAGGAAGTACCGTAACCGTTTACGATTGGGTACGTACAGAATGCCAACTTACCGAAGCGCAACAATCAACATTTAACCTTTTAAACACTACAGACAATGGAACTGATTAAATTTAACCACACCACAAAGGAAGAGCGTACACAGGTTGTACTTGAAATCTTTAACGAATTACTTGAAGGCCGCATCAACGCAATGGAGTTACACATCCGCATGAAGTGCATTGAGGAAGTAGTAAAGCAACTCACATCAATGCCTGCGTATAAAGCTATCGTACTGGATGATGCAGAGAAGCACGGCAAGTCCTTTCAGTACCAAAATGCGAAGGTTGATATTCGGGAGGTTGGGGTTAAGTATGATTACTCGGTATGTGGTAGTAGTGAATTGAGCGAATTGTATGTGCAAGCGGCTAATGTTGATAGCCGTATAAAGGTACTTGAATCATACCACAAAGGACTGCCCACATCCGGCATACAGGTAATCATTCCATCCACAGGCGAAGTAGAAACCCATTATCCCCCGGCTAAAACTTCTACCACATCGGTAGCGGTAACTTTGAAGTAAATGGCAACCACCTTGGCGTAATCGGTAATAAATACCGGCTAGGGTAACGTACTCTTTAAGTAGAGTGGATACGAGTTCGAATCTCGTAGGTGGTTCTAAATCATACCGGCTCTGATTAACCGGCTTTGTTATGGCTAAAAAATTAACAAGCCGCAA